GTAATTGTCTACTTTATCTCGCAGGTGGACACTACCTTGACGCCCGCAACCCTTTTGTTTATGTGCGTCTACCACATTCCCAGCACACCTATATATATAAATACTAAATTCTAAATATATATATATATATAAGGGTAAATAAGTGGGACTGTTTATTTGTGTCTTACTTTCTTAGTCCTTAAGTTGCTGGAAATCCGTAGACATCTGTGACAGCATAAGGAAAAAGCGTAGTAGTATAAGGCTCAAACACATGACAACTACTGTGGACAACATAGGTATAATTACTGGACATTAGTAGACTTTTATGGCTAAACGGGACAGAAACCTGCCCTTGCTTCATTAAAACGGAAACAAACCACATGAAAAAACTAACCAAGCAAGCACAACTAACTTGTGCGAAATGCGGGGAAACAAGAGAGCGAGCTGAGTTTAAAAGACGCATGACTGCAGAAGAATATTCAAACGCCCTAAACAGGCGGGTTGAAACAGGAACTACGGTCATCAGCTCTTTGTGCAAACAATGCCAACCCAAACGCAAACCGAGGGCTAAGCTCACCCTCAAAGAACTACGCAACAAGATCACCAACAAAAGAATAAACGAGAAGCTAGGTGAAGCCCTGATCGCTGAAAAGCGAGAGGTAATAAACAAAACCCGAAGCCGTCATATGAAAGAGAGGTGGCAAAAGGAAAAGGGTAAGGAACGAGAAGCACTAAAAACCACCCTAGATAAAGAAGTAAACCTAGCTAAGAACAGATACCACGCCTACTTCAGACGGACAGAAACCTGTCCCATAAAACAAACAAGACAGACCAAGTGGAACACCGAGGAGGAAAGACTTAATTTAGTTAGGGAGAGACACTCTCACTTGGCGGTTTTAGAAACGCAATATAGATTGATGAAAGAAAGGAGAGTAGAGAAGTTAAATGAATACGATACGGACAGAAACCTGTCCAAGTAAACAACCACTAACAAAGGAGGAATAGACCGTGCCTAATGGCGAAAGTAGAGAAGGGCTGGAAGATGTGCTAGAACGGGAAAGGCAGTATGTAGGTAGGGCAGTTAGGGATATGAGCGTTGAAGAGATGATTGCAGAAATGCGAGCTACTGTAATACGCACAACTCAACCCACCCTCACCCTAGCATCCCAAACCCCTGAACCACGCTTCAAAATACCCAAGGGGTTCACACCCCTGCACCCACTAATAAATACCACAACCCAAGCCGATGAAAAGCCTGAGCACTTACTACGCACAGATAGGGTTAGGTATGTCTTGCGGGGTGGGGAGAAAGGTAGTAGTTTGGTGTCCCACTTATGGTGGGGTGATGCCCCGAGTCAAAGCGGTGCGATAGTTGCATACAAGAAGCTCAAGAAAGAGAGTCCTTGGGTGGATTGGGGTAACTTGCACCGCCTTATCGACTTAAGGGATCGACCACTAAACGACCAAGTGCCTGACATAGTCACAACAAACCCCGAAGCACGAGTATTTGTGTGGCTAAGAGATAACCCACGACCGAACCCGACTGCCCAAAATGTTAGAAATTGGTATTGGAGTTTAGATGGCACGAGCAACGACATCATGCGGTATCGACTAGCAGAAAGGAACGAAGGATGAAAGTATTTCACGGATTTAATTTGTATAGCAGGATCGCCCTGTTGTTTTGTAGTTTATTCATAGGGGCACAAGTAGTTAGGTATGTAGTAGGTTTGATTATTAAATAGATTGGGACAGGTTTCTGTCCAATGACTTCGGTCATCAGTTATTACACAAACGAAAGGAAATACAGTTATGCCAACAGTTACATATACAGTTGCACAGGTAGAAGCAGTCCGTCTTCGCAAAGCAAGCCTGCCCGATGGTAAGCATGATGTGTTGCGGACATTCCTCAATATGAAGTTGAATCACATGGAAAGACCCCACGCATGGACTATGGCGGAAGCAGTAGAGCATAGTAAATACACTATCAAGAACAACCTCGTAGTAACACCTCAAAGGCACAGCAACCGACTCAATCGGTTTTCAGTAACAAGTTATGCCTCGCTTATGACTCGCAAGCGTGCTCTATACGACTTCGGAGTGAGGGCTAGGGAGTGTTTTAGAACTCAAGACGATAGTGAGTTAGTTTGTATACTTAATAACGACTCTGACATCAGGGATATGGCAGGTAGTAGCGATTGGTGCGAGATCCTTAACGACTCTGATAAATTCCCCAACGCACCCGCATATGAGGTTTGTTCTGACTGCGAGTATATAGAAGCAGAAGACGATGGCTCTTGGGTGTATAACGGCGACAGATGGGTGTGCTCTAGTTGTAGGGAGAATAGCTATCGTTGGTCAGACTACCATGATAGCGTGGTGCATGAAGACGATGAAGAGCCTGACTACGAAGATGATGAAGAGCAAGAAGAAGAAAGCCGATTCATCGGGGGCTACCATAGTAGTAAGCGTAAGCTAGGTCTTATTCCAACCGAGTTCTCCAAGCGAGAGACTAAGATCTACATGGGGCTTGAGCTTGAGATGGAGGTCGGCGATGGTTGCGACCGAGAGGCTAAGGCTGAGGAGTTGTTCGAGGCTATCGGTGTTACGCCTGAAGGGCACAACTATTGTTTCTTAGAAGACGATGGGTCTCTTAGCCACGGCTTTGAGATGGTGACTGGCTATACAGGGTTAGATGTTCATGCCAAGCAGTTAGAGTTCTTCAAGCATAGATGGGCTGATGTTAAGTCGCACGATACCAAGACTTGTGGGCTTCATGTTCACATCTGCAAGAAGGGCATGAGTATGTTTCATGCGGCAAAGTTAATCCTGTTCATGCACGATAGTAGAAACCAGCGACTCTTTCGTACCATAGCAAGACGAGATGGCAACCGCTACTCGCAAGTTAAGAACAAGACAGCCGACTATGCATGGCTCAAGCACGGCAAGCGTAATGGTATGCAACGCTTGAATGAGGATCGGTATGAGTCGGTTAACTTCCAGCCTGAGAGAACTATTGAGTTCCGCTTGTTTAAGGGCACGCTACGCTATGAGACCATCATGTCTTGTCTTGAGTTTACTTACATGGCTTGGTTCTTTAGTCGTGATACAGGTCAACAAGACTTAACTACGGATAACTTCCTCAAGTTTATTAGCCAGCCTGACAATCGCAAGGACACAATCAATCTACGGTCATTCTTGCGGTCTAAGGGATTCATGCTAGATAAATCAGCAATCGTTAAAGCTAACCCACGCTTCGAGAAGAAAGAACAATTAGCTGAAGTGTAAGCGGGCAGAAACCTGTCCCAAACAAATTTAAATCAATCTAAATAAAGGAAATACACATGTGTTTGTTAATCGTACAACCAGCAACAGCCCCTTCATTAACCCAAGAGTGGTTAGAGGATTTCTATTCATCTAACGCCGATGGCGTTGGTATCATGCGTTCAGTTGACGGCGAGCTTCTCATCGAGAAGATCTTGCCTAAGAATGCCCAAGAGTTTGTAGAGTTTTATAACAACCACATTGATGGGTACGATTGTGCGTTCCATCTGCGTATGAAGACCCACGGCAACATCGATATGGAGAATTGCCACCCATATGAAGTATTCAATAGTGCTGAGCACGGGCTTGATGTTTGGCTCATGCATAACGGCATACTAGGTACAGGTAATGCGGGTGATGTTACCAAGTCAGATACATGGCACTACATTCGTGACTACTTACGACCTATGCTTGCTAACAACTTAGACTTTGCGTTTACCGATGCGTTTGCTGAGATTATTGGTGATCATATCGGTGCGTCTAATAAGTTTGTCATCATGGATAGCACAGGTCGTATTCAGACAGTCAATCAAACCTCAGGCGTGTATTGGGGCGGTCGTTGGTTATCTAATACATATGCGTGGTCTAGTCCTACTGGTGTGCCCAAAGAGTATGTTGATAGTGCTGAGTTAGCGGTGCAACAGATCGAGGCTGAGCCATACAAGGCGGTGTGGAAAACTGGTGGTAGTAAGTCTTACAAGCAGTGGTCTGGCTATGGTGCTGGCTACGGTTCTAGTTATAGTTCTAGTGTTTACGATAGCGATGACTACTGGGAGGATTACAAATACAACCACACTACCAAGACATATGACAAGGTAGAAACAACGGACAAGCTAGATCGCCCTGTGTATGTCCCGCCAGTAGGTAATATCTTTGAAGATGAAGATGGTGATTACGATGATGAAGATAATACTAATCGTAGCCCTGAGTATGGTGTGTCGCCTCAAGAGATTGAAGATGTGATGGAAGACTTACTATTTGAGATCGAGCAGACATTCGAGATCAAGTATCTCAGCCGTGTTGCAGGCGATGAGTTCATCAAGGAGTTTGGTATCGACAACTTCATGGAGGTGTGCTACATGGCACTAGATGACATGATTGATAGCAGTTGGTTCCAGCGTATCTTGACTGACCACATCTGCGCCCGTGAAGCGTTCCCTTGGATGGAAAGAACTAAGCCACAAAAAATCAGTATCTGCTAACAACGAAAGGAAAATAAAGTATGTCTAAGTTTTATATAGTTGCGGGGGCGACCCGCTTTGCAGTCCAAGAAGTAACTGCCCTTACTAGAGAAGAAGCAGAAAGAAAAGCATATAAGACTGACCCCAGTTTGTGGGATAAGCACATTCAAAGTGACAACTATGAGCAGTACGAAACCTTGGAGTTAGGGGAAGAGAGTCAGTATATAAACCTAGAGGAGGGAGTATGAAAGAACATTTAGTAGCAGAGAATCCGAATAAGGATATGCCACACAACCAAAGACTTTACCGTTTTCCTAATGGGTATGGTGCGAGTGTGGTATGGGGGGGTGATGGTCTGATTCGTGGTAATGATGAACGCCCATATGAATTGGCAGTTATTAAGTGGTTAAGTAAAACAAACTACTACTTAGACTCCCAAAACCCTGTATGTAATGATGTAATCGGATACCAAAACGATGAGCAGATAACGGATTTGCTTAACAAAATCAAAGGCTTAGAAAGGAAAGATACGGAATGACAAACAGTATGAATTTAGAAATGAGTGAAGTGTTCTTGTTAGTCTGGGCTGTCTTAGCTACAGTTGCGGCGGGCTATTTTCAACATAACCTACGCAAGGCTACAAGAGGGGCGGTAATACTATGCATTATCCTTGAGGCTATTGCAAAGGGTGATGCTACATTAAAAACCCACCCCGATGGTCGCATGACTTTTGATATGGGTGACCACGAAATGACTATAAGGGAGGTGCATAAATGACAAACACATCGCGAGTGGCAATAGCCCCATACAAACGAGGCAGTAAAAGTGCTAGGCTATTAAAGAAAGGATTGAGCGAGGCACTAGGTAGAGATGTGTTGTTTATTACCCCTGAGCGGGTGGGCTTGTGTAAGTCTAGTAGGGTTGTGGTGAATTGGGGTAGTAGTGGGGTTAGTGATACAAATGCTACGGTCATCAACTCCGCTAGTGCCGTCAGCGTAGCGTCAAACAAACATAGGTCGTTACTGCATTTTAAGTTGGCGGATGTCCCACACCCTGAGTACACAACAGATAAGGACAAAGCAAAGGAGTGGATAGACCAAGGGCACAAGGTAGTATGTCGTATGCTACTCACCGCACACTCAGGGCAAGGCATTGTTGTAGCTAAACAACAAGATGAGTTAGTAGATGCCCCGTTGTATACCAAATACATACGCAAACAAAAGGAGTTTAGAGTCCATGTATTTAATAGTAAAATTATTGACATACAAGAAAAGCGTAGGAGTTCTAGTGTTGCTGACCACCACCCTTATATTAGAAACCATGCAAACGGGTATGTCTTTTGTCGGGGTGATATCGAAGAACCTCATGATCTTAGGGGCGTGGCTACATCTGCCGTTAGTGCATTAGGTCTAGACTTCGGTGCAGTAGATGTTGTATGGAATGAGGCACAGGATAAGTGCTATGTGTTAGAAGTAAATACAGCGTGCGGTCTAGAGGGTTCGACTGTTAACAAATATGTTAATGCAATTAAGGAGGTTGTATGAATGTGTTAGAAAAAAAGTTGTTTAATTGTTTGATTGAGTTACTAACCCAAGTTAGAGAGGATTGCCCGCAAGAGTATCGGACTAAACATTTAGAAACGGCTATATGGGACGCTAACGATTTAATTATTAACACGCAAGTAGAGGAAGGAATGCTAAAACTATGAGCAAAACAATAACGAAGGTGCAGGTAAGGTTTATATGGAATGACGGCAAGATAGAGGAGTTTGATGAGAATCTATTGACTGCCGATTCTGATTTAGGCTTGGAGTTACAAAGTTACGCTATGGATTATGAGGCTTTGCGTAATGATGACCAAGCTTTATACGACGAAGAGTATGCCGACTGGCTATTTATACCAAAAGACTACGACCAATATATGAATAGTGGTATGGTAGATGTGCTATGGGAGGCTGGGTTTATTGCGGGTAAGATGCACGAGTTAGTTAAGTTACATAAACAAAAGGAGGAAGTATGACAACATTTACAACGGAGGATAGGGAGGCGGTTATACAAGGGGCATCGGGTGCGCAGTATAGTTTTGTGGATACAAGCCCCCAAGCGTATGAAGTGACGCAGATCATTAACACTATATGCACCCAACTGCAGGCTTTATCAACGGTCATCAAGCAGATTCAAACAAAGCAAAACCAAAAGGAAAACAACTGTGGAAAATGAAGCACCTCGCACTAGAAAATATATAATCCACGACGCAAACAAGAACTCTTTGTTTACAACAATCCCATTAGCAGAGACGGTGGAAGCTAAACGAGACTTAGTGTTACGTGAAAACCCCAACCACTATGTGTTTGGTGAAATACGTAGGGCATGGAAGCCTTGGTTAACATATGCTGAAAACATGGCAGAGGAGTATGTGGGATGAACGCAAATGAACTAGCTGATTTATTGGAAGTTGACAGTTGGTACAAGCTGGTGACTCGAGAAGAGATAGCCACCATGCTACGCCAACAAGAGGTAGAAATTGAAAGGATAACAAGTAAGTATGAAGAAATGCTACGCCAGCAACAAGCTGAAATAGAAGTGTTGAAAAGCGTAGTGTATTGGCTAAAAGAAAACCGCCCAGAGGTTTGGGATGACATTCAGAAGTGGAGAAAGCTATGAACAAACCAATGACAAGAAAACAATGGATGGCTTGGCTAAAAAAAGCATGGAGAAAGGCACAAGAGAAATGACAAAAGTAACAAGAAAAGAGTTAGTAGATAACGTATTGCGTCCAGCATTTGAAAATGAAAATTTTGAAGATACGTTAAAAGAAATTATTGTCCGTTTGCGTGAGATGTATCCAGAGGTTGCTGAAGGATTTATGGACGCTGTTAAAGAAACACATAGAAAGGCACAAGAGAAATGAACAATGAACCAGTAGCGTGGACTGCGTGTTTAGATTGTGGCAAAAGGGTTACAGGGGATTCTATTCATACTTGCTCACCACAGTTAAAGACACTAACAGATGATGAAATAAAGGGTTTATGGTGTGAAGTCTATGACTTTAAGGGATATGACTGTTTAACAGAGCTTGATTACAAATTTTGCAGAGAAATTATAAGAAAGGCACAAGAGAAATGAATAAACAAAGAATCAACGAGCTAGGCTCGGACATAAGAACGCTACACAATGAAATAGCGGAACTCACAAACATAGGAGCAGTGGATAACGCCGCTAACCTAGAACCTGCATTTAACGAGAAGTTGTTAGCCCTTATCAATATAGCACTAGACGCTGAAGAGATGGTTGAGAAACTGTTTAAGTTAATTGAGAAAAAGTAGTTAAAAAACAACAGTTAAAATTTGTAGTAAAATTACCGAAGTATTACAAACAAAGGAAAAGTTATGCCAGATATTCAAACTGAAGTACAAAAAATCATCAACAGTTGGAACCTACCAGTAGAAGAAGTTACATCTACGCCAGTAACAGAGAAAAAATCTTTTTGTGAATCTGTATACGAGCACATCAAAACCAACCCCCAATGCAGTCTAGATTCTTTACGCATCGCATTTAATATCAATAAAGACGATGTTGCAGGGCTAGCCTCATCACTTAAAACCCTATACGACCGCCAGCTAATTGGTCGTGCCCCAATTCTAAACAAGAACTACAAAGGGGTCGGCAGACGCATGGTATTCGTATACTGGGCGGTAGCTTCTACATACACAACGCAGGTCAAGGGGCTGTATAGTAAGAAGAAAAAGTTAGTTAAGGTAGTAAGCAAGAAGTATGTTAGCGTAGGGGAAGCGACTAAGCGTATGAAGCAAGCAACGATGGACGCTGAGAATGTTGAGAAGTTTACCAAGCCTGCGGTTTTGCCTGTTCATACTAGTGTGAAGGACTTAGTAAATAGCCTTAACATCTACCAAGCACGCGAGCTATGGGCTGAGCTTAACCAAGTGTTTGGAAAGCAGATTAAGTAATGACTATATTTGCCACCCAGCACATTAGAGATAAGGTTGGCGTGTCTTGGGGCGAGGAGTATGTTATTGGTTTGGTGGAAAAGACTGAGCCTATAACAACTACTCGGCTTCTAGCTTTAGTTAATAAGCAAGGGGCGATGGTATCTACCACTGCCCAATACCACGTCAATTCCGCCATAGCTAAAAAGCTTATGCACAAGTACAACGAATCTGACGACAAAAGAAGCGTGTATCATGCGCTAACTGATAAAGGAAGGGAATTTATGAAGGAGCTACGCAATGCAGTTAAGTGAGTTGGAAGTACTAAAGATAGTCAGGGAAAATGCGGCGTTATGTAATTTAGAGGCTGAGGTTATTCTTGCACTTAAGGCGGAAGCTGTCGGCGATTTTCAGATGCTAGATAAACAACGCTTTCAGATAGTAACTTGTTTACAACGGATCGACGAAGTTAGGAGACGCAATGCGGAACTACAATGAGCATGACACCCGAAGCCAAGGTAAAGAAGAAAGTGGTCAATGTACTTAACTCTTATGGGGCATATTATTTCTACCCTGTTACTGGGGGTTTTGGGCGTAGTGGTGTACCTGATATTGTGGCTTGTTACCTTGGTTTGTTTATTGGCATCGAGTGTAAGGCGGGCAATAACAAACCTACTCCTCTCCAAGAAGCGCAAATGGCGTTAATACGAAAGGCTGGCGGAGTAACAATGGTCGTAAACGAAGACAACATTTATGATGTTACTGACACTTTGCAAGAACTAAAGGATCGACATGGAATCTAATGAAACCTACAAAGCAGTACAAGATATACTGAATGACTGCGTAGACGAGGAAAAGAATTCCTGCGCCATTGTTGTAGGCTACGACTACGATTCTCAGGTAGTTAAGATTTATGGAATTAACATCGAAGAATGGGAAGTTCCTGAGCTACTGCACGATGCGGCTGAAACAACTGGGTTCTATGTAAAGCAACACATGGACAACCGAACATTAAACTAAGGAAAACAAATGAGTAGTAAACCAAAAAGAGTAATCGAAGAAGATAAATCTGACCCAATCAAATGGGCACAACCAAGAACTGTAAATACTACGGTCATCTACAAACCAACAATCCACCCACGGGAACGCGATTTAAAAACGTTTAGAAGTGCCCCAAGTCTGGTTACTGGAGGGCGTGTATGAATGTTCCTTACGATAACGGCAAGATAAAAATGGGTATTAACTACCGCCCTGATCGAAGACCACCGATTGATGGGGATATGGAGATTCTACAAACAGCCCTTATAGGAAACATTAAAGAACTTAAAAGACGCAAAACGGTTTCAGTAGTATATGTGGGTGTGCTTGTAGCCACCCTATTTGGTGTATTTATATTTAACTAAGGAACCCAATGGCAAACAAACCATTTGACCGACTACTGGTCGTGGACTTTGAGACAAGATGGGATAGGTCAGACTACACCCTATCTAAGATGACAACGGAGGAGTATATTCGTGATGATAAATTTAAAGCATTTGGAATTGGTTGGAAAGAGTATGGCGATGACAAGTCGCATTGGGTTACGCATGAGAATATCCCTCAATGGGTCGAGTCAGTTGATTGGAGTCGGACGGCGGTGCTTGCGCACAATGCCCAGTTTGATGTGGCAATTTTGTCATGGGTTTACGGCGCGCATCCTACTTTTATTTTTGATTCTCTATCTATGGCTCGTGCTCTTAGGGGCGTTGAGGTCGGAAACAGCCTCGCCAAACTCGCAGAATACTACGAGCTCCCACCAAAAGGGCAAGCAGTCTACTCTACCGACGGCTTGGAAGAACTACCACTAAACATAGAGGAAGAGTTAGCGACTTATTGTCTTCATGATGTGTTCTTGTGCGAAGCAATATTTAATAACTTAAACGAGGAAATCACGGGCGGCTATCCAAAAGGTGAGCTAAAGCTTATCGACCTCACACTAAAAATGTTTATTGACCCCGTCCTTGAACTTGATAAGGAGATGTTGAATGAAGCCATTATTGATGAGCGTACCAAGCGCGAAGCGATCCTTAAAAAAGTTAACGTTGATGAAACGGCGTTGGCTAGTAACGATCAGTTTGCTGAAGTCCTTAGGGCACTTGGGGTATCCCCCCCAACAAAAATTAGCAAGACGACTGGTAAAGAAGCTTTCGCTTTCGCTAAAACGGATGCCCTCTTCCAAGCACTGCTTAATTCAAACAACGAAGACGTATCACTTATATGTGAGGCAAGGCTTAAAGTTAAGTCGACACTCGAAAGAACGCGAGCGCAAAGGTTCGTGGATATATCAGAACGAGGTACGCTACCTGTCCCGCTCAATTATTACGGCGCCCACACCGGTCGTTGGTCAGCGAGCAAGGGTTCGGGGCTTAATCTGCAGAACCTCAAGCGGGGGTCTTTTTTACGCAAAAGTATTCAAGCGCCGAGAGGTTACACTCTCGTTGTTTGCGACCTATCGCAGATTGAACCGCGTGTACTTGCGTACCTCGCCGACTATCAAAATCTTCTTGAAATCTTTGCGTCAGGGCAAGACGCATATGCGGCGTTCGGAGCACAGATGTTCGGTATTGCCGGTCTCAATAAAAAAGACCATGCGGATCTCAGGCAGTCGGCGAAGTCAGCTCTCTTAGGATGTGGCTATGGCATGGGTTGGGCTAGCTTTGCGGCTCAATTATTGACGGGCTTTCTAGGTGCACCCCCTACGATGTACGATAAAGCGTTTGCTAAACAACTCGGTGTTACTGGCCAAGACATGCAAGACTTTATTGGGTGGGATAAGAACTTAGAAAAAATGCGGGCTATACCTCATACTTGTACGGAGGACGAGCTATTGATTCATTGCGTATCTGCCAAGAAGATCATCGACATCTATAGAAGTAAAGCCCAACCAGTTGTTGCTTTTTGGCAACTATGTAGCGATGCTATTTTGACTTGCTTATCTAGGGGTAAAGAACATCCTTACAAGTGCATTAAGTTTGCCAAGGAGAGCATTGAGCTACCTAGTGGGCTGTCTTTAAGATACCCAAACCTTGAAGGAGTAGCTGACAACAAGGGCAGAATCCAATGGCAGTATGGTGGGGATGATAAGAACAAGCCTAAGAAGCTGTATGGTGGTAAAATAGTAGAAAATATTGTGCAAGCAGTAGCACGATGTGTCATGACGGATGGGATGCTACGGATACAAAAGAGGTATCCGTGTGTACTAACTGTGCATGATGAAGTTGTAGTACTAGTTCCCGAGACAGAAGCCGTAGAAGCTGAAACTTGGGTACACGCGCAGATGGTAGCAGATCCTAAATACATGTCAGGAATCCCTCTTGACGCTGAGACCGGCTGTGCCAAACGATATGGAGAAGCGAAGTGACCAAACGATTTGCAGTACCAAAGGTAATAACAATAGGCAAAACCAAAATCAAAGTAGAGCTATACGATAGTGTGTTTGTCGGTAGGGATGAGTGCCGAGGTGCATATAACTACAGTAACCACACTATATCCATTGCTAAGCAGGCGGCATCGCGGCAACATAATACTTTGTGGCATGAGATTGTTCATGCTATTTTGTATGATATGGGTGAGTCCAAGCTAAACGCCAAGGAAACATTTGTTAGTGGGTTTGCCGACCGCCTTGAACAAGCCATACGAACAGCGAAATTCTAATGACTACAATTAAGTGGAGCCATTCAGGGCTTAAAGATTACGAAGGTTGTGCTAGGCGGTTTCATGAAGTCAAGGTACTTAAAAACTACCCCTTCACTGATACTGTCCACACTATCTACGGTAAGCAAGTGCATGAAGCGGCAGAAGTTTACGTTAAGGATGGCACACCCCTGCCCCCTGAGTATGACTACATGAAGCCAGTACTGGATAGCCTACTTAAAAAAGAAGGACGCAAGTTAGCTGAGTATGAGATGGGGTTGAGGGTTGACCTCTCCCCATGCGGTTTTAAAGATGACGACGTTTGGGTACGCGGTATTGCTGATTTACTTATTATTGATGACGATGGCTTAAAAGCTTGGGTTATTGACTATAAGACAGGCAATGACAAGTATCCTGACCGAGATCAGCTAATCCTAATGTCTTTGATGGTGTTCGCTCACTTCCCCCACATACGGCAAGTTAACTCAGCCCTGCTATTTGTAGTTAAAGGTAGCGCGGTTAAGCATAAAATGCTGTTAGAAGACGCCCCTTACCATTGGAATAAGTATAGAGAACGGGTTGCCAAGCTCGCCTCTAGCCACGACAATGACATATGGAATCCAAATAGCACCCCGCTATGTGGGTGGTGTCCTGTAAAAAGCTGTGAGTTTCACCGCAAACGTTATTAAGAGAGAACAAAATGCCACGCTGGGACACACCACAAACATTTAAACAAAAAGCATGCGCTGTTTGTGGTACTTTGTTTACTCCACGTTCGGGCGTACATAAATTTTGTTCTCCACAATGTAAAGGCAAATGGAAATACATTACAGGTATACAGTCTACTGAGAATCAATACGCATATATAAGCGGTGATTGGTCAAGGTATGCCGCACGCCTTTTGTATTATGGCGGTAGAAAAAGAGACAAACTAACTAAGCAGATTATTCTAGACAGACTTGAAAAGCAAAACTACAAGTGTGCTCTAACGGGGCGAGACTTGACCTGCTCTTTAGAAAAAGGCGTAATAACAAAAACAAATGCGTCCATAGATCGTATTGTTGCAGGCGAAGGGTATACGCCCGATAATATTCAAATGGTTTGTAGGGCAGTAAACAGCTTTAGAAACGATACCTCTGTAGAGGAATTTATTGATTGGTGTGAGGCAGTAGCCGAGCACAATAAGAAAGGACTTAAAAATGGTAGCTAAGCGTAATTTTCGACAAGAGTACCTAAACTACGACGGCACAGAAGCCGTTAAGAAGAAACGCGCCCAACGCAATAAAGCTAGACGTATGCTTGAGAGGGAAGGCGTAGTGCATAAAGGCGATGGCAAGGATGTAGATCACACCGAGCCCCTAAGCAAAGGCGGTAAGACGGTACGAAGTAATCTTAGCGCTAAGAGCGCTAGTGCTAATAGAAGTTTCCCAAGGAAGGCAGATGGCTCAATCAAATAAGGAGGAATGATGCCAAACGAAGAATACGTATACCACAGTGACGATACAGTAACTAAAGGTATAGGAGATGTAAACAGTACAGCAAAAGGATCAGGCGCTAGGTTCAACGGCGGTAAAGCCGATCTTAGTTTGATCCCACTAGCTACATTGGAAGATGAGGCTAGAGTTTGGATGTATGGTAAAGAGAAATATGCTGCTTGGAATTGGGCTAAAGGAATGCCTTGGTCTGTTCCCTATGCTTGTGCAATGAGACACTTAGCTGCTTGGCAACGAGGTGAAGAACTAGACCCCGAATCAGGACAACCACATCTAGCTCATGCGATGTGTAATCTACGGATGCTAACGCTGTATAGCAAGACTTACCGAGAAGGCGATGATCGTCCACCTAAAGAGTTAATGCCATGAACGCAAATGAACCAGTAGCGTGGATGTTGTTGGGCTTGGAAGACCGAAAGCCAAAGTTAATTAACTTACAAGTGATTGAGCATCTTGAAGGCACATGGATTCCACTCTACACCCATCCAGCAGATGAATCCTTTGACAGAACCGCTAGTCATATGGCTGGTGAGTATGTTAGTTATCCAGCAAAGACACTAACAGATGATGAAATAGCAAAACTGGCTGACGATATTCTTGGTTATCAGATTTATGGTTACAAAGAAAGCGGAGTTTATGAGTTTGCTAGAGCAATACTAAGAAAGGCACAAGATAAATGAAGCACAGAAAGTTTACGAAACAACAAGAAAAAGATATGAAAGAGATTGTTGATTACTACATGCAATATGTAACAGGAGAGCATCGCTCAATAAGAGAAGGTCTTGAATATTATTGGAAGTGCATGAGTGATTACACAATAGAAGATTACTTAGAGGTAGCACGTGAAGGAAAGGCACAAGAGAAATGAGACAGACTAAACTAGGGAGTTTTTATGAAGCGTGCATTAACGTGGCTATTGGGTTTGGCATTAATTTTACTGCTAACCTTTTTATCCTTCCTCTTTTTGGGTTCCATATTACTCTTACTAACAACTTTTACATGGGATTACTTTACACAGTCATTTCTGTTGTTCGCAGTTATGTTGTTCGTCGTTGGTTTGATGGAAAAATTCATAGAGCAGCTCAGATATTAGCAAAGGAAAAATAATGAGAGATGGTGGTAAAGGCGATACACCTCGCCCATTAGGTGTAGAACTAGAACAGTTTGATAAAAACTTTGAAGCAATCTTTGGAAAAAAACAACCAAAGACTTTGAACGATTACATAAAACAAAAAGAAGAGAGAAACGAAGATGGAAATAGTAGAGAACAAAGCTCTAGTATTTAGGACGCGTGACCCCGATAAGTACAGTATTATTCCGCGCAGTAAGATAGTCGGTGAGAATGGTGGTGTATATGAGATGGCAGTATTTTGGGGTCTAGAGGAAGTAAGGGTATTAAGAAACTTAGGTGTTAAAGATTTAGTCTCGCCCATAACGGCTAGGTATGATTGGCCAGGCAGGCATAGACCCTTTGCGCATCAGGTTGAAACATCCTCCTTCTTAACACTTAACCCAAGAGCGTTTGTATTTAATGACCCGGGAACTGGTAAGACGCTTAGTGCTTTATGGGCGGCGGATTACTTGATGCGGTTAAAGAAAGTCAGACGTTGCTTAATCTTGTGCCCTTTATCAATCATGCACGATGCTTGGATAAGCGGTATATCTAACAGCATAATACATAGGTCTGCAATTGCGGCGCACCATGCTCAGGCTAGTCGGCGTATCGAGATGGTTCAAGGCGACTACGAGTTCGTTATCGTTAACTACGACGGGCTTAACTTAATTGCCGAGGAAGTTGCACGCGATGGGCGGTTTGATTTAGTCATAGTAGATGAAGCCAACGCATACAAGAACGCATCAACTAAACGATGGAAGTCCCTTAATAAAATTCTGCACCCTGATTCAATGTTGTGGATGATGACAGGAACTCCTTCTGCGCAATCGCCTGTGGATGCGTATGGTTTAGCTAAGTTAGTTAACCCGACTGGTGTACCGAAGTTTGCTACTGCATGGCGCGATAAGGTTATGAAAAAGCTTACCCAATTCAAATGGGTTCCTAAGAGCGGGGCAGCTGAGGCGGTATTTGCTGCATTGCAACCTGCCATTAGGTTTACCAAAGAAGAGTGTACAGACCTACCACCAGTACTAACTGAGACACGAGAGATACCCCTAACCCCACAGCAAGTCAAGTACTATAAACTCCTCAAAGAGCGCATGGTTATGCAGGCTTCGGGCGAGACTATCACGGCAGTTAACGCCGCGGCTGGTGTATCCAAGCTACTACAGATTTCTGCTGGTGCGGCGTACACCGACAACCATGAGGTCGTGGAATTTGACTGTGCTCCTCGCTTGAATGTTTTGCTAGAAGTGTTGGAAGAAACCAACAGAAAGGTGATTGTATTTGCACCCTTTAGGCACAGCATTGAGACCATCCACGAGTACCTTCTTAAGCATAACGTGGCGGCAGAGGTGATTCATGGTGACGTATCGGTTAATAAGCGTACCGATATATTTAAACGGTTCCAAACAGAACCTAATCCGCGTATACTGGTAGTTCAACCCCAGTCAGCCTCTCATGGGGTAACGCTTACAGCCGCGGATACAGTAGTATTTTATGGCCCCGTTATGTCTGTAGAAACCTATCTACAGTGTATTGCCCGAGCAGATCGTATTGGACAGACAAGTACGAATGTTACTGTGATACACTTACAAGGTAGTGATATAGAAAAGCGGATGTTTGCGCAGTTAGAAAAGCGTGTTGAAGGACATGACATTCTGCTCAATCTGTATAAGGAGGAGATAGGCAAAATTTAAAAACCCATTATCGGGTTGTACAGCTGTCTGTATTGATGTATAATTATTGACAAAGGAGGAAGTATGTCAGACGAAGTGATTCCGCTAGACAAACTAGCAAAGATATATCGCAAGATATATAGCAGGACTAATGAGCTTACGACGGAGTATGAGTCCAAGCTTGAGGAACTTAAACTGCAGCAGGAAGAAATTAAGAACGCCATGAAGGATCAGATGGTGGCGCTTGGTCTTCAATCTGTACGAACAGATGAAGGCACTATTATCTTGTCGCAAAAGACGCGCTACTACACAGACGACTGGGATTCATTTAAGACGTTCGCGATAGAGCACGATGCGCTTGACCTTTTTGAGAAAAGAATTGCTCAGAAAAATATGGCGATGTTTTTGGATGAGAACCCTGGAGTTGTACCAATGGGTTTAAACTCCATGTCCGAAGTATCAGTATCAGTTCGTAAACCAACCAAATAAGGAGAAGTACATGAGCAACACTCAATTAACACCAGAACAACAAGCAGTAGAAAATGCAACACGTAACGTCATGCTTGAACTTGACCTACGCAGAATGGCTCTAGACACAGCCGCTAAGTGTATGTATGAAGGCAGTGCCTATGAAGTTACCGAAGTAGCCGAAGCATTCTTATTATTTTTACAAACAGGTGCGGCAGTTGCCAAGCCAACTAGTACAGGAGCAGTAACAAATGAGTAAAGAACTCACAGCATTTAACCCCGCCCAACTACCAGCATTTGCTAAGACGGTAGAGATTTCTGAATTAGCGAGAAGCCTATCAGGCGGTGGCAGTGGTAATTTTGGTAAGCGCATCTCCGTTAAAGGTGGTGTATTTCGTTTAATGTCAGGTAGTGATGAGGTAGCAGCTATCGAAGACCGCCATCTTGATGTGGTGATTGTTCAAGCCGCCCCAAAGATCAGCCGTACGTACTACGCTGGTAGCTATGAAGAAGGCGCATCTAAAGCCCCCGATTGCTGGTCCGCTGACGGTGAAAAACCCGATGCATCCGCTAAAGAAGCGCAAGCTAGTAACTGCGCGTCATGCCCACAAAATGCCAAAGGCTCCGGTCAAGGTGATTCCCGTGCGTGTCGTTTCAGTCAGCGTCTTGCGGTTGTATTGTCTAACGATGTAACTGGCGATGTTATGCAGTTAACCCTATCTGCTACATCAATCTTCGGTAAAGAAGAAGGCGACAAGCGCCCACTACAAGCGTATGCAAGATTCTTAGCCGCGCAGAGCATTAGCCCCGAGACTGTTGTTACTCGGTTGCGTTTCGATACTAAAGCCGCAGTACCTAAGTTGTTCTTCCAGCCTATGCGTTGGTTGTCTGAGGACGAGTATGAAAGCGTCAAGGAAAAGAGCGAGTCTAAGGAAGCTAAGCAGGCGGTTACAATGTCTGTCTCCCAAAGTGCAGGTACAAAGAAAGCAGCTCCAGCATTAGCTGCACCTAAGGAAGAAGCGGAGTCGTTTGATGAGCCTGAGAAGCGTAAGCCTACAGTTAAACCGTCAGCGGTACCAAAGAAGAAAACTGGCGACCTAGCTTCTGTTGTTGACGAGTGGGATACAGACGATGAGTAAAATTATCGTAGCCCTTGGGCTGGTCTTAGCGGCATCCGCTGTTTATGCTGGATGTATGACAAACACTGATATGCAAACAGGACGAATCTGTACTATTTGCTGTGATGGGTCTGGCAACTGTTTTACAACCTGCTCAGGATAAAGTTTACGGGGAGGCTGACACTATTCAGCTCTATGGCTCTTAGAGATTTCAGACTAAAAAGACTGTCTCCCCACCCTACAACTAAGAAAAGACTATGGCTTACTCAGAAACAATAAGGCAGTCCACCGCTAAGGCGGAGAAGACTCTAGGCAATCAGCTAGGTCGATGGGCTATTAAATTAAATTTACCTGTAATTCAGATTTCGCAATACACAGGCGCAACAAGACAGACGGTTTATAACTGGTTCGCTGGAACCGAAGTTACTCCATCGTACAGAACGAGCGTAACCAACTTGTTACGCATACTACAAACAAGCAGTACTGTTGAAGAGGCAATGAAAAAATGCAAGCAGAACAAATAAAAGAATCGGCAATATCGCCAACTGCCTTAACCGACAAAGAACTAATTAGCTTTGCAGAACGCTACCTTGATACTGGCATGCCGTTAAGTTTTCAGAAGGAAGTACTAAAAAGATTCAATCAACGCATTAACGGTTAACCCAAGGAGCATTTATGAAGTCGCAGGAATTCCTAGCGACTGTGCTTCCGTCTTCGGGTAAATATTGCGCCTGCGAACTTAGCACAGCTAAAAAAGAACATGTCTTTGTTGACAC